CTTGAGACCACCACGATGATTCAGTCCAATTGATATTTGTGGATACTCTGCATTGCTACCAAACTCTGCATGAAATTGTTTATCTGTAAAATCTTCATCCAAGAAGTATTCATGGAAATCTTCATGAATACTTTTCAAGAGCATACCAGCTCTTTCACACTCTTGACTACCGTTACTGTAAATTACTGCTTGCACTATGTTCCCCTCCTATTCATAAGGTTCTTTCTAATCTTAAAGTTGCTTGATCTGGAAAGTCTCTTGGACGACTATCTCCTGCATTATCGGTTCTGGGTGAACCTTCATTTTTCTTTTCAGTTTTTTGGAATGATACTCTCTTATATCTATTCATCCAAATATCAGGCATCCAATAAGTTACTTGCCAGTTAACCAAAGGGTTTAATTCAAGATGCTTCTCAACTGTGTGACTGAAGACACCAATTTGGATATATCCATCATGAGTTACACATTCATCATTACCAATATCAACTAAGAATAGTTTCTTCAAAGAACTACCTCATTAGGGTTGAGATTTTTTATGAATTGCACGGGATTTTTTTCGAACTTGTGTACCCAATGATAGCGCATACATTTAAAGATGGGATCCCATGTCTGGACACAGACATAATCAATCACGTTGTCTCCAATCATCAGTTTTTTCGTGCGAAAACCAATCCACAATATCATCTGGACTACCGAACCCTGATGAATGATTAGATGGATCAGGGTCCCCGAGGTCCATCTGGTTCATAAAATCATCAAGACCACCCTCTTGCATATCAGGATTTCTTGCTTGCCTACGTGCTTTCCTTAGTATTGATGATGCACTTTGATTTGACTTTGCTAATTTATTTGCCCAAATCATGTCATCTAAAGAAACCACATCTCCAGACACAATCTTTTCACAGATTGCTTCTAGACGCAACCGATATTGGGTAGAAAGCATATGCTACAGTCCTGCTATTGTATTTATTTCAAAGGGTTGCCATGTTTATCAACTAACGCTAACTTTTTAATCTGAGTTAGATTAGATCTTTGACTTTTTTTAATGAGTTTATAATCTTTAATGATTTTGTCAATCTCTTTTTGAGAGACGTTGACTTTAAACTCTTTCTGTTCGTCAGTTTTAACAAACCCAAGACCACTTTTCTTTGATTCCTCTTCTTCCTCAACAAAATCATTAATTACATCTTGGATTTCATCTCGGATCAAAGAGTTAATCTGTTCTTTAAGATCCTCTTCGTTCATTTTCTTTTACTTTCTTTTTTAGGTTTACTTCCCCATAGTTTAGGATTGGCTGAACCAAATCCAAAATCAATCTTTTGAACAGCACCTTTGCCATACTTATCATAGTACATGTCAAACATTTTAGAAACCTTACCACAACGAGTAAGGTCCATATGTTCAACACCATCTACAACATACCAAATCAATCTAGCGTCTGTTGGAAAAGATTTATCATTTGCTGCTTCAAGAGAGGTTTTTTCAAGAAGAATTTGGCAACTATAATCAGACTGATTAATTACTTTACCGTCTTGATTTTGAATTTCCATTTCCTCTTGTTTTTGTTCGGCTACCTCAACCGTCATGAGCGACCTCCCCATTGGATATCTGGATACGCTTCTTTGACCATATCATATGTTATCTTATATTTAGATTGCAAAAGTTTATCTTTTGTTAAGCAAATAATCTCTGCCTCTTCAGGGTGCAATCCTTCAAGCAATTGAATCAACATAGTTTCCCTACGAATAGTAGAAAGACTATCATTACCACCCCTAACAAAGTGATAAAGATTTTTATGTTCACGTCTAAGTGAAGTATGATCCGTTCCTATGGGAACTTCATTCTTCTTAAATGGAACTTCACCTTCTGGAACAACAGAGACAACCGTGTCATCAAAGTTCCAAATAAAGATTGTTTTTAGAGCATCGTTTTCATACTCTTTTAAAATATCAATCTTCTTTGCCTTTGAACGTTGTTTACCAACAAGGTCAAGGATCTCATGGATAAAAGGGTTGGGGGGAAGTTTAACCTTCGTCGTCATCTTCGTGGGGCTCATAATCGTTTTCAAATCGTACTGCTAAAATTTCGTCGGGTAATACATTTCCATTTTCGTCAAACATCTCTGGATGAGTATAGATTGGTTGATTTACCCAGGTGTTTTCTCTTGCTAACCATCCTACCACACCTCCAACAAAAAAGAACATAATTGAAACAAGAGTTCCAATCGTAAGTGTTACTGCTAACATGTTTTTACTCCAGAGATTATTTCTTCCTGATGTCCAGATAGAAGTTAAGGTGTAATACAATCTCTCTCCTAAACAGAGCGACCATTTTACCAAACTTTATCTGAAAAGTTTTTGGTTGTTCTGGTTTTGCCCTCCTGTTGCGTAAAAGCAACTCTACCCCACGATTAATATGGGGTTCTGATTTATTTAGAATGCTTGCTTCGTCGTCCAGGTCGTCGGTCATGCCTATACCTCCATGCATCCTCTAGGATGCCATACAAATAAATTTTTATCTTTCTTGCTTGAGGTTTAGGGATGTGACCATAACCCTCGCGAAGTTGTTTGTGTTCACTGTCAACACCACCTTTGATATACTCATCAAGTTCAAGTGTAAGATCTTTGAGTTCTGCGGCTGTGGTGCTTTCAATAAATGAATCAATTTCGTGCTTTTTAATTTTAGTATCTTTTAAGTAATCATAGAACTTTAAGTTCAGTCGTCCCTCAAAGGCATTATCAATAGCGTGTTCAACTAAATCAAAGATGTCGCTGAGGTTCTGTTCCATTAGACTAATTTTTGCTCTCTAAGATACTTTACTGTTTCAGTACATCCGCCGACAGATGTATCATCAACAAGAACTTGTGGGAAAGTAGATCCATTTCCAAATTTAGAATAGAACTCTTCTCTTGTATAGTCCCTGTTTAATTTATACACGACGTGTTTCTGTTCTGCTAACTGTAACACCTGAACGACCTTAGTGCAATAGGGGCAACCGTCCCTTGAATATACTGTGAATGTCATTTTTGAACCTCCTTCCAATCGTTATCGAAAATTTCCAGACCTTTGTCTGTGAGAATGTGATCATACATTTGATCAAATACCTTAGGTGGCATAGTACATATACTAGCACCATTATACCATGAACGTACAGCTCTTTGCACGTTACGGATAGATGCTGAAAGAACTTGAGTTCTAATACCGTGAATACGATACAACTCAGAGATGGATCTGACAACCTCAAGACCTGCCACTGACTGGTCGTCTAAGCGTCCTACAAAAGGAGAAACGTATGTTGCTCCTGCCTTTGCTGCTAGGACTGCCTGAGCGGCACAGAAGATTAGTGTGACGTTAACCTTGATACCTTCATCAGATAGTGCTTTACAGACCTTTAAACCCTCACGGGTACAGGGAACTTTAACTGTACATACATTACCAAACTTTTGGGAAAGTCTTGATCCTTCCATATACATGTCAACAAAGTTACCAACAACTTCCATGCTGATATCTTTAACTCCAATATCTTTAATCTCCTGATATACATCTTCTGGATTTCTACCACTCTTCATAATAAGAGTAGGATTGGTTGTTACACCATCTACTAACCCTGTCTCAAAATATTCTTTGATGACCTTAGTATCTGCTGTATCTAGAAAAATTTTCATTAAAAAAGGGCGACTGATACGCCCTTTATATATCATTATTTGTTTTCTTTGTAAAGGTCTTCTAATTTCTCTCTTGTCAAATCAACATACATTAATTCTTCACCTGCCTCAGGTGCTTCAGGATGTTTTGGTTTGGGGGGTTTATTCATCTCTATATTAATAGATTGAATATTACTCCACATCATAGCAAATGCAGCACCTGCAATAACAGCAAAGCAACTGAAATATACGAATACTAGATAACCATTCATAATTCAGAACCTTTTTGTAGTGATGTCATTGTATCATGAAGTTCTCCAACATCACGGAGACCTTCGACACTGAACCAGGGAGCATTAGCCCAACTGAATCCTTCACCCATTGTACTATCGGGTGCAGTAATGTACCAATGACATGCTGTGTCTGGTACATCTACAGCACACTTAGACCAATCGTCACTCCATTGTGGAACTTGAACCCACATGAGAGCCGCAAACATAATGCTGTATAGTGCTTTAATCATTTGTGAGTCTCCGTTTTATGAGATGGTCTATTGAGAAATTACCTGGACCACTGAGGACGATACATGCTGCACCTCCCCAATAAAGAACTAAGAGTTCTAACAAGTAGATGTTGAAACCAGATGTAACTAGGGCATGATAAATTGCGAATGATATTGTACCTAAGATTGC